CAACCCTGAATTACAGGAGAAATTAAGGAACTTTATTGAAGAATGTGGCTCTCAAACCAAAGCCGCAAAAGCTCTCGGAAAGTCAGCAGCGACTTTGTCAACCTACTTGAACAACCGTTATAACGGTAATTTAAGTGATTTTGAAAAGTTTTTAACAGAGACTTTTGAAACAAAAGCCGCTGCAGAGAATCTCAAATCAGCTCAGGTGCTCAACAGCTACAAGCCTACAAGTATAAGCACGGAAGTTTATGACACGATCCGCTTGTGTCATCTCAAGGGCGGTCTTGCCATAGAGTGTGGTGATGCAGGTATCGGCAAAACAATGGCTTGTAAAAAGTATGCAGAAGATTATCCTGCAACAGCAATTTATGTGTCTGTAAATCCTTGCTTGGTAACTTTGAGTGCCTTTTTAAAACTGCTTTGCAGAACACAGAAAATCACCGCAACAGGTCGCAAAGATGAAATGTGGTTAAGACTTGCAGATAGCTTTGAAGGTGAACGCAAGGTACTCATCATTGATGAGGCACAGCATCTGCCGATTAAAACCATTGAGGCTATCAGAGCTTTTTTTGATAGCAACCCACAGCTTGGCATTTGCCTTGTCGGAAACATTGAAACCGTTACAAATACCGGCAAAAGCAAAGAAGCGTTTGCTCAGATCCGAAACCGTACAAAACTTACCGAAGTAAGGCATACATCAGCAATTAAAAACAGCGACATTGAGCTGTTGTTTCCTGCCGTTAAGTCCGATGAACGAGCAGTAAGTTTTTTACTTGGCATTGCAAGGTCTGAACAGGGTATCAGAGGAGCAAGCAATGTATTTGGTAACGCTGTGGATAACGGAAATATCACCTATGAGGGCTTAATAGCAATGGCAAAAGCTATGCGTATCAAGGTGTTTTAAACAATATTTGGAGGGATTTAAAATGTCGTTAAGAAAAATTGTGTTACTGCTCGCCGCAGGGTTCAGCACGGGAGTAGTAATGACTGCCGCATTCGGTCAAATGGGTGCAAGGAACTTTACTGCAGGCGGAGAGATTTGCTTTATGCCTATGGTGCTACTGCTTGTGTGGGTAGGTTGGATGCTCCGTGACGAAAGCCGAAAGGTAAAAAAGAGTAAAAGGAGGGGCAACAATGACCGCAGAAGAGTGGAAAAAGGTTGACGAAGCACTTACATCTGTATGGAGTCCGTATGTACATCTCAAAATTGACGGATATAAAGTATCTCTGAACCTCACTCAAAAATCACGATTTCAAAATGTTATTGCAGTTTATATCAACGATGAATTTCGTGGCAAGTGGCTTATGGAGGACTGCGAGGAACGCAGGAGATTTTGTTGTTGTAAAAAACAGTCGGTGGTTACCGAAAAGGATTGTAAACTTTACGGAGCTCGTAGCAAGAAAGCTAAGCAGGAGTTTAAAGACAAGTTTAGCTATAATGTGTATTTACCATATTGGACAAACTTTGAGAAAATGAAAAAACATTTTATTGATAACAATGAAAGCATTGAACTTTATTAAATTTTGGAGGGATAAAAATGGAAGATTACACAGTAGTTGTTGAAGGTGAAGTAGTAAAAAAAGCCGGAAAAACCGCAATTGATAGATTTTGCGAAAATGCCAAGGGAAAATTATCCACAAGAAATACAATCATCATGCTTGTTACAAACGATGATGGTTCAAAAGAAATTTTGATAAAAGGTTTGCCTATAAATGTTATAAGTGAGATTGCACAGATTGCGGTTACTCAACTTGATAACATCAAAAGTAAAACCAATGTAAAGACATCTGATGCTTATTATTACGGTTTTCTTAAAACGGTTGAAAAGTTTTATTCCGAGCGGAGATAATCCGCTCACCTTAATGCAACTTCCGATAACGGGAACGGTCACAAGTCCGTGTAAATGCAGAGTGAGGATAGGCAATATTAAGCAATATATATTGAACAGGAGGTCAATTATGAAAACATCAAAGAGAATTTGTAAAAACGGCTCTATTACTCTGCCAAAGCAGATAAGAGGCGAAGCAGGATTGTTTCCGGGCAATGCTGTTGACATTGAAACAAGTACAGACGGCACTGTTACAATTAAACCGTCTGCTCCCTGTTGTCGCTTTTGCGGTACAGTTGAAAATGTAATCATTGCAGATAATGTTATCATCTGCCGCAAATGTGCCGAAAAATTACTTGCAAAGGTGGATAAAACAAATGACTGATTTAAAAAAGCAGATTGATGAGCTTGCAGGCATTAAAGCAGATATGAGCAAGCTCAAGGCACGCAAAGATAAACTCGAAGCAGAGATTATTATGCAATGCTCGGAAGACCTTGAAAACACCAAATATAAGAGTGTCCATTATGCAGGCACAGAATCAGAGCTTACAGCGGTAACTTCGGAATCTCTCAAAATTACATACAACTCATTTTTGCTCTCAATTTTTGGCAAAGCGTACAAAGATGCAGTCACGGAAAAGACAGAATACTCCCTCTCTGCTCCGGCAAAAAGAATGCTCATCGGTTTGTGGAAAGGCAATTTTGTAAGATGCACCGTCAAAGAAGTTATTGAACAGATGAACGGTGTATCTGATGACGAACGCAAACAGCTTGTTAAGAAATGCAAAGGTATCAATTATGATAAAGATGTAAACAATATTTTGAAGTTTACAAACATCTCGGAAGATGATGCCAGAGAGTATGCCTACCTCATTTCAGAGGCGGCTGTGTGGCAGGATTTTAAGAATTTGCTTACCGTCAACGGAATGGACGAAAGTCGTATTGATGATATTCTTATGAAAATTCAAAGCAGTTTTGTTGTTGAGGACAGCACAAAGATATCTTTAAGCTCTTTGGTTTGATGAGGTGTTTTGTATGTTAAAACCTCAGCAAACGCAAAGAATATACGCAATGGCGGCACGGCTCGGGGTATTAGAATCAGGCAACAAAAACGATATGCTGCACACGATTGTTTATCGTCTTACTCAAAAGGAAAGCATACGCAGTCTTGATGAGAATGAGTATAAAACGGTTGTATCTGAGCTTGCCGAGAGGCTTAAATTGCAGAATCTTACAGAGCCGCCGAAACCGTACAAAAAGAAAAAGTACGAGGACAGCGGCAGAGGAAAAATGTCAGACGGTCAACGCAGGAAGGTTTGGCAGTTGATGTATCAGCTCGAAAAATATGATACAGAGCCTACCACAGCAAAGCTCGGTGACAGGCTCTGTGGTATCATCAAAAAGGAGTTGAAAATTGACTGTACATCAAAACAGCCTTTTAGGTGGCTGACATATAATCAGGGTGTAACCTTGATTGAAAAACTTAAAAAGTACATTGACAGTGCTCAAAGGAGGAAGGCTGGTGAAAATCAATCTTGATGATTTGGTAGGTACACAACGGGATATAGCCGAAACAATAGGCATTGAAAGCTATATTGAATTATGTAAAATTTTCGGAGGCGATACTGTCTACATACAAAAGTACAGTGAATTGCAGAAAATTGAGCGTAACGCTGAAATTAAAGCAAAGTACAACGGTTATAACAGTAGTCAGCTTGCAAAAGAATACGATTTGTCCGAGCGGTACATTAGAGTTATTTGCTCAAACGATAGACTTGACGGTCAGTTAAGCATTTTTGACGATATTAAAACATAAGTTATTGAATAAAATATAGGAAATTTATCTTCTACGGTAATATGAACTAATAAGGTATTATTAAGTTACAGACTTAATGATACCTTATTTTTTTTGGAGTAATTTATGATGAACTTTGCGGCAGACACTTGGTGGCTCTTTGGACTTATAATTTCGGGAGCTATAGCTATTATCAGCTTTTTTCTCAAAAGAACAATTAACGAAGCGGATAGACACGATAAAGAAATCAAAGAGATTCAGCTATCGTATGTTACGAAGGATGAGCTGAAAGATGTGAAAACCGATGTCAACAAATCTATCAGCAAGTTGCAAACTGATGTTGAGCAAATCAAGGACACCTGCCTTACAAAAAAGGATTATTACAACTCTATAAACGAGGTTAAGGACGAAATAAAGACACAAAACAAGCTCATTTTGGAGCTTTTAAGAGGAGGTAAAAACAATGACTAACGATGCTGAGGTATATATGCAGAAAATCAAAGCAAGAAACTTCGTGCAGAACAACGGACAGATTTTGAGAACTATTAACATACTTCATGTGAATTATGAAAAACTGTCTGATGTCAAATTTGCAATCAGCAATGTATCAGAACATGACTTCCTGTCATCTGTTAATTACCTCTTTCTGTCGGAGTACATCTTGCTCCGTCATATCAAAACAAAAGAGCCTGCCGACATCGCAGATGTGCCGTATGAAGAACTTGAGGCAAAACTCTCATCAAAGGGCATTAAGCTCCTCGAAGGCTCCGTCACCGATAACTCGGTTGAGGTTTAGCTATGGGCAGAAACAACCGCAGAGCTTGCGGAAAAATCGACAAACTGCCCTCTGACCTCAAAGACACCGTAGATCAGATGCTTGTAAGCGGACAGACATACCGTGAAATTGTGTCATACCTTGCTGATAACGGCGAACAGCTGTCACAGGCGGCAGTCAGCCGTTACGCATCACGCTTTTTGGCGAACGCACAGCAGTTACGAATTGCACAGGAAAATTTCAGAATGATACTCACCGAAACCGAGCGTTATCCTGAAATTGACCCTGCAGAGGCTATTTTGAGAATGGCATCACAAAAGGTTTTTGATGCCATATCAAAACTTGACGAAGGACAATTCGATGAAGTGTCTGCCGAAGACCTTTTAAGACAGGCTACTGCCCTTGCAAGAGCAGTAACATACAAGCGTAAGACCGACACGGATGTTAAGTCAGACAAGCAGATTGCCCTCGAAGCAAATCAGAGCCTGCTTTATGACACTATCAAAAAGAGTAATCCACGGCTCTACAACGAGCTTATGGACGAAATCAACAAGCTCAAAGCAAAGGAGCAAGGACGATGAACATCAAGTGGTATGTTTTGTATGTAAACACAGGACAAGAACATGCTGTTGCGGAACAGCTCCGACATCGTGGTTATGATGCCATTGTGCCGATTGAAAACAAACTGATACGCTCAAAAGGCAAGTGGATAACCCAACCGCATATACTTTTTGACGGCTATGTATTTGTCCGTATGGACTATGAGTGGTCAAAGTATTATGTATTCAAAGGTATTCCACACATTATCAGATTACTCGGCGGCGGTACAAGTCCTATTCCTCTAACTGACAAAGAGTCTGAATTTATTCTAACTTTAAGCGAACTTTTGAAAACTCCCTCGGTGCTTAAATTTACTGACAATAATTACGAAACTGTCAGCGGATTTTTGGCTGAGAATAAAGATAAAATTGTGAAAGTACAGAAACGATACAAGAAAGCAAAAGTCAAAATTACCCTTGCAGGTGAGCCGACTGAGCTTACTGTTTCGTTTACCGAACAAATGCCCGAACAGACAGCGGATTGATTCGTCTCTGCTTGATGTGACACGGCTGACATACAGCAAAGCTACCGATAACCTCAAGTTAGCGGATGGCGGAGCATACCTAAGTTAAAAACAGCGGTTTGTTCGTCCATGGATAATCCCTCCGGTAATTAGTTCATATGGCTGACATTAAAATTAACACCACAAACCGCTGTTTTTTATATACATTAAAATGCTTTTAAACACCTTTTAACGGGTGTTTATTTTTATGCAAAAAAGAAAGAAGGTGCAAAATGAAGAATAAGCTGTCAAAACTTGAACAATTGCTCAAGGATACAAACACAAAGCAGGAATTTAACATTGTTGAAGATTTAAAATCACTTGCACTGTCCTATGGAGTTGTTAAGTCAAGAGAGTTTAGAAAGAAATTAAATGCTCTTATTACGAAATATGAAAGCGACGAACTGACGGCAATTCGGCAGGCACTGATTAAAAAATGTCAGAACGGTGACACACAGGCCATTAAGCTGTATGCAGATTACTTTAAGCCTGAAACAGTAACAACCGTTGATGACGGATTGATTGAGGCACTTGAAGGTGCGGGCAAGGAGGCTTTTAAAGATGAAATTTAAGCCTTTTTCGAGAAAACAGTTAAAAGTCCTCTCTTGGTGGAAGGTTGAAGGCATAAAGGATAAATACGATGCAGTTATTGCAGACGGCTCTGTCCGTTCGGGCAAAACTGTCAGCATGAGTATTTCATTCGTCTTTTGGGCAATGGCAACATTTACCGACTGCAACTTTGCCCTTTGCGGTAAAACCGTACGCTCTTGCAGACGAAATGTTATTAAGCCTCTTATCAATATGCTCAAACACCGTTACGATATCAAGGATAAGAGGTCGGAAAATTTGCTGACTATCAGCAAAGACGGCAAATCTAACACCTTTTACATTTTCGGCGGTAAAGACGAAAGCTCGCAGGACTTGATTCAGGGTGTTACGCTTGCAGGTGTCCTTCTTGACGAGGTTGCTTTGATGCCGAGGTCATTTGTTGAGCAGGCTCTTGCCCGTTGCTCTATCGAGGGTGCAAGGTTTTGGTTCAATTGCAACCCCGATAACCCTAACCATTGGTTTTATCGTGAGTGGGTTTTAAAGGCTCCTGAAAAGCACGCTTTGCGACTTAAATTTTTAATGGACGATAACCTATCATTATCCGACAAGGTAAAACAGCGGTATTACAGCCTTTACCAAGGCACATTTTACCGCCGCTTTATCCTTGGTGAGTGGGTCATTGCCGAGGGTCTTGTTTACCAAGATTACAATGACCATATTAAGGATAAGTTGTGGGACGGCAATCCCGATGAGCTTGTAGGCACATGGTACATCTCAATGGACTACGGTACTATTAACCCTTGCTCAATGGGACTTTGGTGTGTAACCGACAAAGAGGCAATCCGTGTGGACGAATACTATTATAACAGCCGAAAAGAGGGCTATCAACGCACCGATGAAGAGCATTATGCAGAGCTTGAAAAGCTCGCAGGTGACCATTACATAGAATATGTAATCATTGACCCGTCTGCCGCATCTTTTAAAGCTACTATCAAAAGACACGGCAAGTTTTATGTCAAGTCTGCTAAGAACGATGTTATCAACGGCATCAGAACTACAAGCCAAATGCTCTCAAACGGCAGAATAAAAATCGGTGTGAAGTGCAAGGCATCTCAGGAAGAGTTTGGCATGTACCGCTGGGACGAAAAAGCCGAAGTTGATAAAGTGGTAAAAGAAAATGACCACGCAATGGACGATATAAGATATTTTGCATATACCATTTTACGCAGGATTTTTAAATATAACGATTAGGAGGTGAGCGATTGAAAAGGCGTGCTAAATATGTGTTTTTAAGTTGGTTAAGGAGTATTGTAAACAAACTTGACCCCGAAAACGCTACGAGCAATTATCAATTTGATAATATGGAAGAGGCTATGGAAGTATGGCTTGAAATATATGCCGATGAGCCGTCTTGGAGCAAAGATTGCCACAACAAGACACTTAACCTCGGTGCAACGATAGCGTCCGAATTTGCACGGTTAATTATGATTGAATTTGAGAGCGAAATAACGGGTTCAGAGCGTGCGGATTATTTACAAGAACAGTATGAAAGATTGCTTGAACAGCTCAGAGTAAGGCTTGAGGCAGGTTGTGCGGTCGGCGGCATAATGTTTAAACCGTATGTTCGTAATGGTGTAATCCTCCCCGATTGCATCACGCAGGACAAGTTTATCCCTCTTAATTACAGCAACGGCATAATAACCGCTGCCGTGTTTTTTAATCAAGAGGTCAAAGGCAAGAACTATTACACAAGAGTTGAAAAGCAGACTTACAGCTACGAAAACAAATCACACACAATCGAAAGTCACTTTTTTGTTTCATCCAGTCCCGACAACATCGGGGCGGAAATAAATCCTGAAAATCTTGACAGCGATATGTGGTCGAGAATTGACCCATACATAGTTATCAATGATGTTGACCGTCCTTTATTTGCTTTTTGGTCTGTACCTTTTGCTAATAACATCGAAAGTGGCAGTCCCTTAGGTGTGTCTGTTTACAGCCGAGCAATTAAGCTGCTTAATGAGGCTGACTTGCAGTGGGACAGATATTTGTGGGAATTTGAAGGCGGCGAGCTTGCAGTTGATGCAGGCGAAGAAGTCCTTCGACAGCGACCGGGCGAAGATACGCTCGGAACACCGTCAACCCGTGATAGATTGTTTCGCAAATTTAACATTGATGCAGACGATAACAAAGATAAGTCTTTTTATGAGGTTTTTAACCCGACTTTGCGTGATGATAACTACTCAAATGGACTAAACGAAATAAAAAGACAGATTGAGTTTAACTGCTCCCTTGCTTACGGCACATTGTCAAACCCACAAAATGTAGATAAGACAGCGGAAGAAATCAAAGCATCAAAACAGCGTAGCTATACAGCTGTGTCTGATATGCAGCACTCGCTTGAGGCTGTACTTGAGGACTACATATATGCGTGCAATGCTATGGCTGATGCCTGTAATCTTGCTCCAAGCGGAGAGTACGAAGTTAGCTTTAATTGGGGCGACGGCGTGCTTGAAGATAAGGACAAGGAGCAGGCAATACAGCTCAATGAGGTCAACAGCGGAATCCGCAAAAAGACCGATTATCTCAAGTGGCGTTACGGTGTTGATGATAAACAGGCGGCAGAAATGTTACCCGAAAGCGGTGTACAAAGTTTTTTTGATGAAGGCGGTGGCTCTTAATGCTCACCCCTGAACAGCTTGCTCATTGTGCCGATGATATCATCAACCTATATTCACAGCTTGAAGAGGAGATTGTCCGTGACATTGCTCGCAGAATTGCAAAAACAGGAACAATGACTGACACGGGCATATGGCAGGCACAGCATATGCAGGAGCTTGGCACTCTGCACTCTGATGTGTTGTCAAGTGTTGCAAAATACAGCGACAGGACAGAATCAGAGTTAAAAAAGCTCTTTGAAGATGCAGGTGTGACCGCTACGGAGTATGACAACGAGATTTACCGACAAAACGGCTTAAATCCAAAGTCACTCAAGGTGTCCGATGTGCAAATGCAATTACTTGAGGCAGGCTACAAAAAGACACAGGGCAATCTTAGCAATCTTACTCTGACCACAGCTGTGTCATCACAAACGAGCTTTATCAACGCTTGCAGTCTTGCTGAGTTAAAAGCATCAAGCGGTGCGTTTACTCCGCAACAGGCAATTGCCGATGCAATTAAACAGGTAGCTCAAGACGGAGCGTATGTAATCTATCCCTCCGGTCATCGTGACCGACTTGATGTTGCTGTACGGCGTAATGTTACAACAGGCATAGGTCAGACCACAGGTCAAATATGCCTATCAAATGCCCAAGAGCTTGGCTGTGACCTTATGGAAATTACCGCTCACGCAGGAGCAAGACCGAGCCATGCCGCTTGGCAGGGACAGATTGTAAGCCTGAGTGGTCAAAGAGGTTACTTGTCATTATCTGATATTGGTTACGGCACAGGTGACGGATTTAAAGGCTGGAACTGCCGACACGATTGGTATCCGTACTTTGAGGGTTCGTCCCGAATGTATTCGGATAAAGGCCTTGAAGAACTGAACGCTAAAAATATTGAATACCCTGACGGCTCAATGCACACGCTGTATGAGGCAGAACAACAGCAAAGAGCTTTTGAACGCAAAATCAGGGCAACAAAAAGAACACTTGCCGCTTGTGATGAGGCTTTGAATAATCTTTCCGATGAACAGCTATTACAAAAGTTAGAAAAAAATTTCAGCCACTATTCAAGCAAGTTGAAACGGCAGGAGTCAGAACTGAATAGCTTTTGTAAAAGAACAGGATTGCTTCCCGACCGTTCTCGTCAACAGGCTTATGGTTTTGGCAGAAGTACTGCTCAAAAAGCTGTTTGGAAAAACAAGAAAGCAGTTGCAAAATCTTCTAAAAAGAGTATAATAAAAAATATAGATATAGATGATTTTGAGGTTGTTACATACGGAAAAAATTTCAATTCTGAGGTAAGTAAAGTTATTGTAAATACTGTGTCTGATTGTGAAGCAGAGGGCGGTTTCATCATTAGTGAAATTGTTGCAAAGAGTTTGCCGAAAACAGATCAAGGAACTCCGGTTTTACAAATCGAAGCATTATCAAATGGATTGCTACAATTAAATTTAAACACGGACATACTCTCTGGAAAAACTCTTGATGAAATTAATCAAATATTTGCAAATTCAAAATTGTCTATAGCAAATACATTGGAAGAAGCTGTATGGCACGAAGGCGGACACGCAAAGACAATTTTTGGAATGAAATCCGAAGATGTTAAAAAGCTGTATGACGAACTTTCAGAAATTCACATAGAAGGTATCAGTATTATTGCTTATGATGATGGTGCGGAAGCACTTGCGGAATTAGAAGTTCTAAGAAAACGTGGTGTTAAAGTATCAAAAGAATGGATGCAATTCTATGAAAAATATATTGGGAGGAAATACTAATGATTTACATTTCAGATTGTTGTGAATGCAAACATCAAAGAGATGAATTGTTAGACGGCTGGAGACCTTGTTGCGATGCTTTTCCTGACGGAATTCCGTTAGACTTTAAATTTGGTAAAGCCAAAGAAATGAAAGAGTGTAATAACAACATAGGTTTTGAAGAAAAATAGTTTTATTTGCCTTGTACCAGCTTTTGTTGCTAAAAGGTAAAGTTACATAGTTGATTTGATTAAAACAGAATTAAACGAATTTAAACGGGTATTAAAGGGGTGTTTGAAACATCCCTTTTACTTTTACCCTTATTTTTACGATTAGAAGGTGTTTTTATGGCTAAATACAGAAAAAAGCCCATTGTGGTAGAGGCAGAACGCACGGATAAAACAGTTGTAATACACGCCCGTGAGGGTGATATGACAGCAAGTCCGGGCGATTACATTATCACCGGCATAAACGGTGATAAATATCCTTGCAAACCCGACACATTTGAAAAAATATACGAACCAGTAGAATAAAACAGGTTATAAGCTCCCGATTTTCGGGGGCTTTTAATATTGCTCAAATATCTGAGCATACACACAATTGCTAATAAATTGAAAGGAGCAAACAAATGGACTTAATGGAAATTTTAAAAGCCCTGTTTGGTGACGAGGCATTAACCTTTGAACAGTTTGCCGAAAAGGTAAACAATGCGGCAGATGTTAAGCTCGGCAACCTTGCAGGCGGTCAGTATGTCGAAAAGGACAAGTATGATGATGTGTCAAAAAAGCTCGAAACTGCAAACGCTAATCTTGAAGGTTATGACCCCGATTGGCAGAACAAGGTTAAGGGCGTTACTGTTTGGGTACAAATTTTACTCAAGGTCAATTTTGCCAATCCCTAAATAATAAATATGTACTTGTTGACTGCGTTTGTTGTTCTCTTTTTCTGCTTCGCAAATTTCAATTTTATCAATCAAGTCAATTAACACATTTCTTGAAAGCTCTTGAATTGGAACTTTGTACATTTCAAGTTTTCTCAAAAATTCACAAATCTTTTTTGACTGAGAATCAATGTTGACCTTAATACGAGATTGGTTAATTACTGTTTGATTGAGATTTGCTTGTTCACGCAAAAACTCATTTTCGAGCTTTTTAAAAGTTTCAAGAGTGATATTTCCTCGCACTTTATCTTCATACAAGTTTTTTAATATTGCGTCAATCTCAGAAATGCGGGTTTGGGCATTTTTTAGATTTTTAACACTTGCACATTGTGCCGTTTTGGCATCAGTATGCATTTTTGCTTTTGCAAACTCAACAACTTTTGTCTTATTAGCTATAAGTTTGTTAATTTCGCTTTTAACACAATCTGATAACCTGTTTTCGTTGATATAATGTGATGAACAACCTTGTACTTTTCGAGCGGTTGAGCAAGTGTAGGAAGTTGAACCTTTATAGCGTCGCTGTGCATACATTCGATTTTTACAATCTGCACAACGCAGAAAATCCGAAAATAGAACAGGTTCGCTGTAAGAGTGTCTTACCGGTTTTTTGCTCAAACGCAATTTTTGTGCTTCTGCAAAAATTTCTCGACTTATAATAGGTTCTTGTTTATCTGGAAATATTACAAGATTATCAACATCTGAACGCTTAAAGTTAATCATATCTCCGCAATAATCCTGACAAGTCAAGATATGTGCTACGGAATCTTTCGACCAACGATATGGATTTCTCGTTTTATCAGATATTTGCAAACCGGTTAAAGAAGGAATCTTAACTTTGTTTGCAAAAAGATAATTTGCGATACTTGCCGGACCGTAACCTTTTAAATATAAATCGAAAATTTTGCGAACAACGATCGCAGCCGGCTCATCAATTATCCAATCTCCATTTTCGGCTTTTTTGTAGCCGTAAATTGGTCTTGTGGATAATCTTTTGCCCGCGTTGCCTTTGCTCTTAATTACAGCTCGTTGTTTTCGTGACAAGTCTTTTGCATACCACTCATTCATAATATTTTTAAATGGGATAAAATCGTTGATTTCATCTTTTGCAGATGTATCAAGATTGTCAGAAACCGAAATAAATCTAACTCCTTTTGATGGAAACAATATTTCTGTGTAATATCCAACTTTAAGATAATTTCTTCCGAATCGTGATAAGTCCTTAACGATTATTGTTTTGACTAAATCATTTTCAACATCAGATAACAGTCTTTTAAAGTCAGGTCTATCGAAATTTGTTCCGGTGAAGCCATCATCGACATACACTTCTGTTGGAGTTAAACTATTTTTAAGAGCATAGTCTTGTAGGATTTGTTTTTGATGTATTATGCTGTTGCTGTCCCCTTTTAGCTCGTCATCAGACGATAAGCGACAGTACAGGGCAGTAAATCGTATGTTTTGCTTGTTTTCCTGCATATGTGGATCTCCTTACGGCACTTTTTACGCAGGCAACAATTGATTACCTCCATAATAACATCTAAAAAAATCAAGTCAAGACTTCGTGAGGATTTTATCCTCTTAAATATATTCCGCAAAATTTGCGGTTTGTCACCCTAAATAAGTAAAAAAATCAAAAGAATTTTCAAAACTCAGAATATTGCTCTAAAAGTGTGCGTAATTTGCGTAAAATTCGGCATAACTTGTTATAATAAGCACCTTTGGACAGATTATGCTTTTCGCCGAGTTCCTCATATGTTTTTCGCTTAACATCATTGTAAAAAAAGCATTCTTCAATAATTTGCCTTTCAATTACAGGTAGGCTGTCTAAAGCTTCCGTAAGAGCGTTGTGCAAGTATCTTTGATATAGTATGTTATCAATATCTGCCTTCTCGTCTTTTAAAGCTTTGACCTTATCATTCGCAAACTCGTCCAAAGATATTATTCTTTTGCAATTGTTTTGCCGATAGTCTTTTTCGTAAAGCAAATAATGTTCTTGTCGCCAAGATTTACGCTTATGAGCTTTAAGTAATATGAGTTGTTTTTGCTCATCAGGGTAATGATTTCCGTCATTCACTAAAAGAACACTCCATTCTTTTAGCGAACGAACAGACAACTATTGATATATCTATACTATCACAATATATTTGCAATTACAAGATTTTTCTTTTCAAAAGAAAAATCTTTTTTTTATTCTCAAAAAAGAGTGACAAATAGTCTTTTTTGCGGAATATATATAGGGGGATTTTACAAAATTCGCTGATTTGTCAAAATATACCCGATTCTATAATAGCAAGCACTGCGGTGTGTGGACACAAAGTCCACAAATCGCCAATTTTTCAAATCGTTCCGATTTTGAAAAATTGCTTGTTAAGGGATACCCCTAAAACCCCGTCTTTTAAGATTTTTATAATAAGCAGGAAGGTTATTTTATGAATAACAAGAATACAAGAAAAACAACAATTAAATTTAGAGTAAACGAACAGGAGTTGAAAATAATTGAAAAAAGGGCTACATTGACTAATGAAAAATCATTAAGTTCATATTTGCGAAAAATGGCACTTTCGGGAATGATTGTAAATGTGAATTTTACAGAATTTGCGGATTTAAAAAAGGAGTTAACTGCAATTGGTGCTAATGTGAACCAAATTGCAAGGCGAATAAATTCAACAAATCGTTTTTATGATGATGATGTTAATTACATAAAAGAGGTAAATGAAAAAATATGGCAGTCACTAAACTCGGTTCAATCAAAACTACGCTCTCTGTAGCTGTTGACTACATCTTAAATCCTGAAAAAACCGATAACAAAAAGTATGTGTATTGTTTCGGTTGTATGGATGACGGTAAGAAAGCTGAAAAAGAATTTCTGTCTGTTCGAAGTTTTGGAACAGGCAAAGGAAGTGTACTTGCACAACACATCAAACAGTCGTTTAAAGGACAGGAAGTTACTCCTGAACAAGCACTTGAAATTGGCATAAAGACTGCTGAGCGATTACTTGAAAACAAGTATCAATACATTGTTGCAACACACATAGATAAGGGAAATATTCATAACCATATTATTTTTAATAATGTCGATTTTGTGAATTTCAGAACCTTTGAATGGCAGAAAAACCGTGGCGGAAAATCGTGGGAGAAATTAAGAAACATAAACGATGATTTATGCAGAGAATACAATTTATCAATAATTGAAAATCCAAAAAATCAAGGTAAATGCTACTATGAATGGCAGCAGGATTATTTAGGTAAGTCTTGGAAATCGAAATTAAGGTATTTGATAGATGAAACCATAATGCAATCTACAAGTTTTGAGGATTTTCTTAATAAACTTGCAGGATGTAATATTGAGTATAAATATACACCTGAGAATGTTATTAAGATTAAATTTAAATTACAAGGGCAACAGCGATTTTCAAGAGGTCGCACTCTCGGTTGGTATTATGACGAACCTCAATTACGCAAACGAATTGAACAGTATCAACTGCTTAAAACAGGTGTATCCGGAAAATCCTATAAAACAAAAATCATAGATACATCTGCTGAAATATTTCAAAATTCAAAAGGCTTGTTGCATTGGGCAAATATTAAAAATATGCAAGAGGCAGCCGATGCAATAAATTTACTTACATCCGAAAATTATCAAAAATTAGAAAGTTCAGCAACAAATAAATATAACGAACGGATGGTTATTGTGTCACAACTGAATGCTAAACAACATCAAATTGATGAGTTATCAGATACAATAAAGCTCATCAGGACATACGAAAAATACAAACCAATACACAAAAAATATTTATCCCATAAAGATAAAAAACAATTCAAAAAAGAAAACATCACCGCACTGAAAAAGTACGATGATGCCGTAAAAAACTTATTAACTTTATATCCGGACAGAAAATTACCACCTTTAGACAAGCTGGAGGATGAAAAGAAAAATCTGATTGATGAAGTGCGAAAAATGAATGAACGCTACAAGCAAATTGTAGCCGAATTAAAAGAAATTGAATTTGCTCGTCAGAGCATTGATGATTATCTAAACAATCAAAAAAAGTCGCACAGTCAGGATTTACAATAGTGTATTACTCTCGGTATCTTCTTTATCGAGCTGTTCCATAAACAACTGCATCGCCATATTATATGCCTTGTTAAGTGTCAGATTTTTACTTTTTACCCAATCCTGTAATTTCACCTTCTCGCCCTTCGGCACATAGATATGAATTGTGTCATATGATAGGTTTGGATTTTGAAAGGTGGTTTTCTTATATACTCTTTTTTTTGCACATTCTTCGCAAACTTTTTGATTTCCGGTTTTCAGTACAAAGGTTTTTCCGCATTGAGGACAAATTTGTTCAGAACCGATTTGTCTTGCTGTACCGGATTTCAATTTATCTTTGTGAGCCTGTACTCGCTCAACCTGTTTCTTGTCACGGCAGTATGTACAATACTTAGCGTGATTAGCATAGGAGTGGAATTTTCCCCCACACATTTCACAAGTGAATTCTTTTAGTTTTCTCATATTATCACTCCGTTTTTATATTTAACGATACTACTATAAGTTTATCAGATATAACTTGATTGTCAATATGTGAGGGCAAAATAAAAAACAAATTTAAAAAGCAAAAACTTATGCTTGACAGTAGCACTATGCTGATGTATAATAAAGCCATAAAAATTAAAATAAAATCAAGGGGGTAATAAAATGACAATTGTACGAGTAGTTGAATATACAGACCTTGACGGTGAGAACCACACGAAAGACTTTGAAAACGCAAGCGATGCAGTAAGATTTTTTATGATGGTTACATCTGAAAGGCTCGTAAAAAAAGCTGCGTTATATGACAAAGTAATTGAAAATTAACTTGTGCCCCAACGGGGCAGAAGTTGCAAAACACAAATATTTTTAAAGGAGTTAAAATTATGATTCGCAACGAAGTAAAACTTATCGGCAGACTTACTGCCAATCCTGAACTCAAATACACAAAGGAAACAAACAAAGCTCTGTGCAATGTAGTGTTAGCTGTTAACAGTATTTACAGTAATGAAGCAGAGTATTTGCACCTTGTCTTTTGGAACAAGACGGCTGAAAATCTTTGCAAATATAAAGGCAAGGGTGATTTGATTGCTGTTACAGGCTACCTTAAAACGAGGAGCTACATAGACAAAGAGAATATTGTCAGAAATATTGTAGAAGTCATTGTTGAACAAGTTGACTATCTCGGTTACACCAAAAGAGGAGTTGACAAAAGCGAACCAATACCGAAGCTTGACCCTGACCACAAGAAACAGGAAGAGTATCAGATGATACACGATGCACTGTGTGCTGACGAAGACTTACCGTTTTAAGGAGTGATATAAATGAAATTTAAATACAAGGTCGAAATTGTTATTGATGAAGAAAAGGTTATCAATGACGATATTTACGACCCTAAAGAAATGTATGAATTCATCAGGAATATGTTTAAACGCTTTGACTTAGCTGAAATTAAAACCGATAAACCCTATTACTTGATTTTTGCAGATAAAGGCAGAAACAGAGATTACGGTGCATTATGGAGAGTAATTCTTGATTTGTATGATATGGATTGGTTTAAAAATTATGCCGTAAAATATTTTTGGCATAACAAGTCAAATGGCAGCATCGAAGATATTATGTTAGGTTTAAACAAATGCAGAAAGGAATGATTAAATCATTAAAAGCAATCAATTTTGATTTAGACTCTAAGGCTCTTCAAAAAATATATCAATCTGATAATCCTTTTATATATCTAAAAGCATACAAACAAATTAACAAATTCTTTACTGATAACGGCTTTGTTCACAGACAATGGTCGGGATATATTTCAAAAGGAAAACTGTTTGATTATGAAATCATAAACCTTATTGATGATATGAATACAACATTCCCTTGGCTACGAAAATGTGTCAAAAAGTTTGATGTTACCGATGTTGGAGAACAACACGATTTGATGTACATATTTCAAAAGCCTGAAAAATCAAAGTTGCAGTCTAAATCGGTTGAAACTAAAGAAAACGGAACTAAAGGAAAAGCTCCTATTTCTCGTAAGCAGATTAAGAATAACGCTAAAATAATCTCTCAAAAAAATACAGTCAGCAAAGAAAAACAAACAGATAAATCAAGATAACGGAGGTATAAATTATGTGCAAAATCATTTCAATAGCTAATCAGAAGGGCGGAGTCGGTAAGACAACAACAGCTTTTAATATAGCAACCGCTCTCGCCCTCAAAAACAACAAAGTGCTTGCAATAGACTTTGACCCACAGGCGGATTTATCCAAATATGCCGCTTTCGACAATACAGACGGCAACCCAACAATGAGCGACCTTCTTATTGGTAAGGTAGGTATGAGTAAGGCAGTTGAAATAAAAGACTGCATCAGACATAACGAGGTTAATCACCTTGATTACATTCCTTGTGACATCAACCTTGCAAATGCAGACTTATTCCTCGCAGGGGTACTTTCGAGGGAAACAATACTCAAGCGTATTCTTGATAATGATATTATCAAACAGTACGATTATGTAATTATTGATTGTAATCCGTCACTTGGAGTTTTGCTGATGAACGCTCTCACGGCAAGCACCGGTGTAATTATCCCGGTACAGGTGCAGGACTTTGCCTTCGGCGGTTTAAAAACTCTTACAGGTGTTATTTCACAAATACAGGAAACCATCAATCCTAATTTAAGAATTCTCGGTGTGCTGCCAACAATGGTTGACCGCACAAACGCAAGCAAGCGTGTCATTGAGCAACTTGAAAGCATTTACAATAATGCTCTTTTTAACACTCAGATACACCGTGCCACACAGGCAGTTGAAAGCACTAAGCAGCACAAAGCATTATGCTTAATTAAAGGCAGTAAGCTCGGAGAGGAATACATAGCTTGTGCCGAAGAACTGACAAAAAGAATTGGTGTGTAATTTACGGAGGAACGACAATGACAGGCTTTAACTTTGGAGCAATGCTCTCGCAAAACAATCAAATAAAGCAAATACCGCTTGATATGCTTGTACCGTTTCACAATCATCAGTTTTCTCTTTATGACGGTGAACGCAGGGACGATATGGTTGAATCAATCCGGAAGAACGGAGTAATGACTCCGATTGTGTGCAGACCCAATCCTGACGGGTCAGATACATATGAAATTCTCATCGGTCATAACCGGTGGAATTGCTCTAAAATAGCAGGCTTTGAAACAATACCGGCTATTATAAAAGAACAGCTCACAGAAGACGAAGCACAAACATATGTTGACGAAAGCAACCTTATTCAGAGAGGCTTCAATGACCTCAAAGTATCTGAACAGGCACGAATTATTGCAAGACGATATTCCGAGATGTTTTCACAAGGCAAACGAAATGACATAATCAATGAGATTAAAATGCTGAATGGCGAAGAAACTTCTTTCGGCAACAGCCGTGAAAAGGTTGCCGATGAGTACGGATTAAGTCGGAATACCATTGCAAGACTTGTGAGAATAAGTAAGTTGTGTGATGGCATTCTCGGTTGGATTGATAAAGGTCAGCTTGCCGTCAGAGCAGGCGTAGAGTTATCATATTTGACCGCAGATGAGCAGTCGGAATTATTCGAGATTAACTCGGCTGACAATGATATGCTGATGAAAATATCAGAAGCTCAGGCAAGAGATTTACGGATTTTGTCAGCTGACGGTGTACTTGACGAAGATAATATCTTGAAGGTTTTATCTGCCAAAAAGAAAACGCCTGACAAAAAGGTGTCTATAGCTCCAACACTCTACAAGAAATACTTTGCAGGTCTTAGCAATGAGGAAATCGCCGACACAGTTGCAGCAGCTCTTGATATGTTTTTCAAAAGCAAAGAAAAAGGCGATAACAATGACTAAAGCGGTCAGCCGGTATTGTTTACCGATTATGCGGAATATGATACCGGTACAGGCTATATAGTTGCTGAAAACAAAGAAAAAGGAATCTGCTATATTTGCAGAATCCTTGATAAATCAGAAATATTCAATTACAACAAGGCTTTACCTCTTGTAGTCAAAGACAAAGGTTTAAAAGAAGTATCCGTAATGGTTGTAACGGATAAGTATAAGAGTATAGCCGATGCAGAGAAACACTATCCAAAATTGTTAGGAGGAAATAATTATGACAATTGAATTTTTTGAAAAAATGTGCGATATAGATTCCGATAAAACATATGTGAGCAAAGCAAAGCTCAATGGCACAGAGCTTCCGTTGTATGCAGTTGAAGAAAAAATCAATATTTGTAACGAAAAGGAATACAAATACTACAGCTACAATCAGAGAACCAATAACTACAGTATGAGAAGCTTGTTGTGGGACGAGGCTGAATATATTGAATTTTTGTATAATCACAGGACAGATGAGCTTCAGAAGCTGATTGACTCAGGAAAGCTGTACAGAACAGTAATGCAGAGAGTACACAAGGCAAACAAGCTTATTGACAGCACATTGCACGAATGGGAAGCACAGGATGAAGAAATTATTCTTGCAAGAAAGTCAGGAAACAACGAAAAATATCGCAAGCTCCTTAACGGCTTGCGAATGACAGCCCGAACAGAAATTTA